AGTTTGGGTGGAAATTGCCCAGCCCCAACTACGGGGCGAAGGACATACCGCTGGAAAACGAAGAGGCCAAAGCACTCGCAACCGCAATAGAATCAGCGACTCCAGTACGTGTCGCCGACGCCGAGTGGCTGGGTGATCTAGTATCCAAGTTGACGCATCCCATGCTGGAGTTAGTCACTAACCAAGCCTAGCCGTCTCAAATACCAGTTGACATCCCGTGTCACTATCGTGTACTCTACAGCCTAGGAGTACCATTACATGCCCACCAGCACGATGGACATGAACGAGCGCACGCTGTATCTCGGCCTGAAGCCAACCGGCACCAAGGCCGAGAAGTACAGTGCCGAGCGCAAGGAGGCCAAGCGTGCGTCCACGTCCAACGCCTCTAACGTCCGTATCACGGACAGGGAGAACCTCGCCACCAAGACCGAGAAGGTCCACGAGGCCCTGATGGAAGAGGCAAGGGCGCAGGCCAAGTCTAAAAAGGCTAAGGGCAAGGGTGGCGATGACGTGTCGTCCTGCGGGGGCATGTACGAGTATTGTGAGATCGAGGCCATGACGCCAACCCACGTCGCCTACAAGCAGGGGCCTGACCTCTATGGCCGCACCTATATGTATGACGTTGGCACTGGCGAAGTGGAACTAGGACCCAAGATGGTCGTCCACCAGGAACTGGTATTTGGCAAAAACGCCTAGTTAGTCACTAACCCAAGGAGAACCGCAATGGAACCCGCGTCCGTCTTGAACCTAAACACTGTCCGCCCCGCCCACGCCGAGGCCCAGGCGGAACTGGTAGACACCACTGTGGACGACATGTTCACGTACCACCGTTGGAACGACGTACAGGTCGAGCAGGGCAGTAGGGTACGTGAGGTACTGGCCAACGCAGTGAAACTCATCATCCGCACTGTCCCCGCCGGGCCTGACCGTAGTGCCGCCATACGCAAGTTACGCGAGGCACGCATGGACTGCAATAGTGCAATCACCCACGATGGCCGCTATTGATATGATACTTGCGTATGGCTCTCAACCTACGCAATAATAGACAGGGGAACGGGAACGCCACGGCCACTGCCGTCAACGGTATCGACCATACTGCCGACAGCATCCCTCCTGGGCAACCTGTTCCCCCATGGACCCGCCTCGTTGACGACTTCGCCGCCGCCTACCCACCAACTAGCGACAACATCGACGAGTACATTGCCGCCGTAGCCATCCGCTTCGCCATCCCCGAGGTCGATCTATCCAATTACATACGGTCCCGTATCCGCAAGGGCACCATCATTGCCAGGGCGACCATGGAACGGGCCATGTATGTCAAGGCCCAGGAGGCCGCAGCACTGGTGGGGGTGCGTATAGCCAAGGCGTTCGCGGTCATCGACGACGGCATGAATGCGGAACGTGTCACGTATGACAGGGAAGGTAACCCCCACTTTACGCCCGATCACCGCACCCGTATCACTGCTGCGGCCAAGTTACTCGACACCCTAGGGGCGAATCATCCATCTAAGGCTATAGTGGAGCATGAGATCGGCGATAAGTTGGCAGCATTGTCCACTGATGAACTACGCCTGCGTCTGGTAGAATTAGTCCAACAAGCTGGCGGCACACTACGCGCCAGTGGTGTTAAAGGCGTCATCGACGTCACACCAGTTAGTGACTAACCGCAATGGCCACACCCACATTTGTTCCACTACCTAACCTAGCCAACGTCAAACTCGCCGCCGACATCGCCGAGCTAACCGATGAGTTGATATACAGGGAATCCAATATCAACACCCCAAAGTCGGCCATGTTCTGGCTCCGCAACGGCACCAGGACAGTGGATGAACAGGACGCCAACAGCCGCAAGCCCTTCCCCCTGTCGCCGTACTTCGACTACATCGCCGAGGACCTGATGACACGTCCACCCAAAGGTGAGTCACTCATCCACGCGACATACAAATCGCGCACGTTGATGATGTCGTGGACTGCCGCCGGTCTCGCCGCCCACATGATGGCGACCCAGCCCGACACCCGTGTCATTGTCCAATCCGCTGACCAACCCCGCGCCGCCAAGATTATAGAAAAGATCAAGGTGCTACTCATGAATAGCACCGACCGCCTCAAGGGTAAGTGGCTGGGCGACCTGACCCTCGATCTATTCTCGCAATCCTACGCCGAGTGCAACCTACCTAATGGCAGTAGCGCCGCCGCCTTTGCCAGTGGCAGTGACAAGATACGTTTCGAGCACGGCACCGTCTACATCTTTGACGAAGCATCCCTAGAGGGAGAGTTACTAGAATGCGTCACCAATGCTCTCGCCGCCAAAACGCCATTCATCTGGCTGATCGCCACAGCCAAGCCGGGTCCACTCAACGAGATATGGAAAGAGTGCAAGCAGATCCCGTGGTCGTACAACCCACTTCTACACCAGGACTTGTACTCCTACACTCACCTTTTCGACCATGGCAGTCTTGCACAAGTTGGACTATCTGGTTTACAGGTACCAACCCCACAGGGGATGACGAGCAATGACGTCACCGGGCCAATACCAGGGCTAACCAAGCACCTCTCGCCACAGGGCTGGGTATTTATACGGGTCCACTACAGTTGCGACCCGTCGATGCGCGACCCCGCGAAACTCAAACGGGTTGCCAAGGTCTTCGGTGGCATGGGATCGCCCATGTGGAAACGTGAGATGGAGATCGACGCCGAGGCCCTGGGCGGCGCACTAGTCCACCCCAAATACAATGAGCAAATCCACGTCATCCCCGACCGCGACATCCCCGAATACGGCTGTCTATACATGTCCATTGATCCTCATCCACGCACCGAACACGCGGCCCTTTGGCTGCTGGTTACTAGAGACTACGACTTCTACTTTTACCGCGAATCCTGGCCCAGTAACGTTTACGGCACTGGACGGCGTCTCCGAGATGAAGATGAATGTAACCGTTATACTGTCCGTACATACGCAGAGTATATAGCTTTTGTAGAGGGTAATGAGATAGTGGCCACCAGCCCCGGTACCCCGTATGAAATGTACCAGTACACTCATCGCGATGGTGGCGAGAGGATCGTATCTCGTCTTATGGACCAGGCAGGCAAGGGGTTTCGCATTAGTGGTGAGGGCACCCCGGACCTATTCATCTATGACGAGTACCGCAAGTATGGCATCTACTGCCAGGACCCGCGCAAGTCACATGCGGTTGGTAATGACAAGATCGACGAGCTACTGGAACCCAAGGTGTGGCGTAATACTACTCGGCCACGCCTATTTATCGCAGAATCCCTACTGGAACTCCGTGCTGAATTTCGCAATCACCGCTACGCCACGACGAGTACGTCATTGTCAAAGGACCTCAACCAGCGTGTATCGCAGTTCCGCACCCACATGCTGGACAATACCCGCTACCTGCTTAGTGGTAACATATTCTACACCGAGATGATGGCCAGCAACCGCTACGTCATCGCCAACCAGTTTACTGCCCCAGTGTTAGTCACTAACAAGGAGTCCAGCCATGACCACGCAAGAACAAGTTGACGTCGCCGGAGGTGGGCCATATATACCCAGTGGTAATGTCGATTTCTCCACTGGTGACCACGACGCCGACCGCGCCCGTAACATGGACGACCGTATTCAGCGCAGTGAGTCATGGCTGGAGAATAACTACTGGCCGGTGTGGGAGAAGACGTGGGAATCCTACAGTGGTTACCGCAAACCCCAGGTCCTCAACGACCCCACCCTTGCCACCCCCAGTACCATGGATGGGGCATTCGCCAGTGATAGTGTGGCCATATTGCGGCAGGCGGCGACCCGCATAAAGAGACAAGATAGGACAGACGGTCTGCCCGTGCTGTGGAATGCCTGCCAGCGCATGGTCGCCCGGGTCAACGCCAACGTACCAGTAATCACTTGCCGGTCCCGCAACACTGAGCGTGCCGACAAGCTCTCGGCGTCGTACATGTATTTCTATGACAAGGCGCAACGCAAGTCCCGGGTAGTGAATAAGACGTTAACCAGTGCGTGGATCACCGGCTGGGGTCCCAATAGCTGGGGCTGGGACGACACCATTATCAAGCGGGTGCGCCTCGTCCGTCCAGAGCGCATGACTGACGACATGATCCTCGCCGTACTGGACACCTACGAGCCACAGCTTGTGCCAATCATCGAGGACATTGCCACCAGCGCCAGCATCGACCCAAACGACCAGGAGGCCATGGATGAGGTCGCATTACAAGCGATACCAGTATTGGCACAGACATATGGCCATAAGGGGCGGCTACGTATCATCTACGACGAGCGCGGGTACGTCGGCCCCAGTGTCAAGTACACGTTCCCCGGCGACATCTTCCCCGAACCCGAGTTCGACACCCTGGGGACATGCGCGTATGTGGGCGAGTACATGCGGGTCGGCATCGAGTGGTTCCAGGAGCTATACGAGCGGCATAAATTACCTAATGGCGAATATGACCCGGACCTCGCACGCCGCATCCAGGCCGTCATGGACGACAAGCCCAACGGCGACGTGCGTGCAATTGGCAGTCAGAGTGAACGCCTGCGCGGCAACCTCTACAACCTCGTCAAGCGTAGCGCCTCCACCCACCCCAGCAACGAGGGCACCTACGCCGACGACATCGAGGTCCGCTGGGGCGTGCATAAAATCGAGTACCCAGGGCATGGTGGTGAGGATGCGACTGTTGAGTACAAGTGCGACAACATCTGGCTTGGCCACTTCTACTACCCATACCTAATCGGTGATGGCAAGGTGGCACGCACCGAACTACGCATCGTAGACAGCATCCTTGGCGGTCCCGGCGAGAGTCCCGCGCACCATATTGTCTCACTCGCTGACATGTATGCCCAGTCATTCTTTCAACGCCACGATCTCATTGATGCCATATCCCGTCCCTTACTCTGGACAGACGATGCTGCCCTATGGTCCAACCCCGAGTTCTTTACCAGAAATACTTCCGGCTTCCGTGTGGTCTACACCCGTGGCGGCGGTAAATCCTTTGGTTTCGAGCAATCGGGTCCAGCCATTGCCAGTGCGCTGTCCAGCATGAACAGTGATGAGTCGGCAATGAAGCTGATTCAATCCACCACAGGTGATAGCAGTCTAAGCAGCATGGCCGAGTTGGCCCCTCAACAGAGCAACACTGCCACTGGTGCCAAGATCATGGACCGCAACACCGCCGTACTCGCTGGGCAGACGACGTCCATGTTCGTCAAGAAGATCGGCGATGACTGCGAGATGATGCGCGAGTTGCTACGCAGTGAGTTGAACGAAGATCTCTCCCTCGACCTTGGCCATTATCACCTCATGGGTGGACAGTCGGCGAAACTGGAAGACGTCGAAACCTCCATGGTGACCATGGAACCAGAGGACTACGAGGATGACGGGGAGATCATTGTAGACTCTACGTCGATGTTCCCCGACGCCAAGATGAACAAGGTCAACGAGGCCCAGTTGATATATACGCTGGCCAAGGAGAACCCCGATGTCGTCCGCATGGATGAGGCGATCAAGGATGTCCTCAAGGCCATGGGCAAGGGCAAGGATATTGGTAGACTAATCAAGCCACAGCCCGAACCCGGGGCCGAGGGTGCGGGTGGCGGCAATCCAATGGAAGCCCTCATGGGGGCAATGGGCAAAGGAGGCCCACCGAATGGCAAACCGCAACAGTCAAGCCCCGCTGGACCCCAGCCCCAGCAAGGTCCAGCCAATACTAACCCCACCAACCCCAACCCCGCCGGACCTAAGCCGAACGGTTTTCCACCCCCTCCCCCAGCAGGAGCACCACCCATCCCAGGGACAGGTGGCCCCGAACTGGAAGGACAACTCTCAAGTATGGGAGGCGCTCCGCTTGCTTAGGCCGTTTCTACAGGACTACACCCGGGCAAGGGGCGGGGATGCGATGCAGGCCATGGCCAGTGCCGCCCTCACCGGGGATCACAATGGCGCGGTCGTACATGCGGCCCGGTATGCCCTGCTCAATGCTATGATTAGCGACATGGAAGCGTACTGCAACCAGGAACAGTCAATGCAGTCGTTACCATTATTTGCCCATTTAGACGGTTAGACGACAGTAGGCGACAGTTAGTAACTAACATTCAAGGAGAACAGACCACCAATGGCTATGCAAACCTTCGGCGCACCCACCGGCACCGCCACCATGGACGAGATCAAGTCGGTCGGCAACGATGAACCCAACATCATAGAGGACCCGGATGAGTCGTCCAGCAACCCCGACGCCCAGGACGAGGATGGCGAGGCGGCACCGGTAGTTGACCCAATCGACGGCGAGGGCGAGGCGGCACAGCCCACCGCCGACCAGGAGCATCGTGCTGCCATCGCCGACGAGATGGGCTATGACCCCGCGAATCTCACGGCGAAACAGGCACAAATCATCGAGGAAGTCATTGCCCAACTCGCTGAGAGCGAGGCGTCCACCCCAGTTGCCCAGCCACAGGATGACTCGACCCTAACTGAGATCGAGCGTGAAGTCCGCACTGCCCGGGCCAAGGCCAGCGATACCGCCACCACTGCACCCCCACAGTCTACTCGCGCCCCCATCCCCGCTGGTGATGCCGACCCGATTGTGCTCGACCCCGCATTGCACTACACAGCCGAGGCCCAACTCTACAGTGACTCACTCGATGCCCGTCTCAGTGAGCCACAGCGGCGTAGAGCTTTTGAGGAACTCCGTGAACATCGCCGTTACGAGTTTGCCAAAGACCTCGTATTCAATCTCAAGTCGCCAACAGTACTCAACTACCTGCGGGAGCAACTCCTCGCTGACGTCGAACCCCGCCTCGCGCAGTTCGACAACCTCAACAAAAGTGCCTCGCAATTCCGCACTAGACAAGCCGCCGAACGTTCTGCTATAGTACAGCTTGCCAAGCTGGAGAAGACAGACCCCGATATCGCCGAATTTGTAAAGCCCTCGAAAGACGGCAGTTCCACGTATCAAGCTGTTCTTCGCGCCAATCCAGCCATTATTGCCAGGGTGAACCGGTTGGGTGAGAATCCAGAATACGCTGATCTCCCAGCCGACCGACGCGCAGTATTGCACGAGATTGATCGCATCCGTCTCGCCCATGATCTCGCGCCTCGTACCGCCAAGGCTAATGCCAATGCTCAGGGCCGGGTGGCCAAGGTTAAGGCCGCAGCAGCACTAGTGAAAAAGGGTACCACTGTCTCCAGTGCTGCCAAAGCTGCCGCCGCATCTATCCTGGCTAAACGTGCCGCAGGCGCAGGGGGTGGTAATGGTACTGCCACTGCCGCCAATGGTCAACGTCGGTTCGCCAACCCGGACGCCGAGCGCCTCCGCATTGCCGCCAACAAATCGACCAGCATCTTTGGTTAGTCACTAACCGGCACTACCGCATGGTGTCACCTGTGGCCAACCGTAACCGCCCACTCAGTTACTCATATCTCACAGGGAGCCAACCGCCATGCCTTTAGGTTATGCACTGGGTAATCGCCACACCCAGCAGATGTTTGCCGCGTCCGATAATATCCGCGTCGTCGGCGTAGACGCCATGCTCATACGTCCTGACATCGCCCCACTGACGACATTGCTCGTGGAGGGGCTGAAGAAGTCCAGAAAAAAGGGCCAGTCCAGCACCCTCATCGAGTGGAAAGAGGATGACTGGATGGCGCAATGGGTGATTACGGCAGCCGCTGTCGCAGACGGTATCGCCACCGCGTTCACCCTGGTTGACAGCAAGTTGGTCGTCCCCGGGGATGTGCTGTACTTCCCACCGGCCAATGCCACCGTCGCCATGGGTGAGCTAGTACGTGTCACGGCCAACAACCCGGTGACCAACATCATCACCGTGGTACGTGGGTTTGCCGGTACGACTCCTGCGGCCATTGCCAGCGGTTCTGCCTTGTCAATCAACGGCCCGGCCATGAACGAAGGTGCGGCTGCGCCAGACAGCAAGTCCACCATCTCGATGACCAAGCAGACGTACATGCAGCACTTCAGCAAGACCAAGCGCATCACCTTGGAACAGGCTGCGAGTGCCCAGTACGCCTCACCCCAAGGGCTGCGCGATGAGTTGCAGTCCAAGATGATGAACGAGATGAAGCTGGACTACAACCGTACCGCCTACTGGGGGAAGGCGTCACAGGATCTCAATGACGTCAACGGCGAGATGCGGACCATGGCCGGGTTGCGCAGCGAGATCGTAACCAACGTGGTAGATGCTGGTGGACTACTCACGTACAAGGGGTTCCTTGGCTTCGTCGAGCGGGTGTTCCAATACCATGACTCGGGGTCCGAGATGGGCCTCATTTGCCCAGCGATTGTTATCAATGCGATCAACGCTTGGCAGCACCAGTTTATGATGGTGGGGCCAACGGAGAAGATGTTCGGCATCAAGACCCGCATGGTGCAGACCGGCTTTGGCGACTTGCGGCTCATCCATGACAAGACCCTCGAGACGCTCACGGGTCAAACTCGCGGCTTTGGTCACATCGCGTTTGCCGTGGACTTCGCCAACGTGGAGATCGTCTTCCTCCAGGGGAATGGCTTCTCGTATGGTGAACCCACGGTCATGGAGGATGTGATCAAGGACGGTGCTGGCCGTATCGTGGACCAGACCCGTATGATATGCGGCCTCAAGGTGCGTCACGAAAAGAAGCACGGGGTCCTGCAAAACGTCACCGACTACACCGCCCCCTGGTAGTGTGGTCCAACAACTCGCCAGGGCTGGACAACATGGTTCTGTTCTCCCCAGCCTGGGTTGAGCGGGGGCAGGTGGTATATGCGGTGCCACTTGCCCCCACCGTTGACCGACACCGCAAACTGACAGTTAGTAACTAACCCGCAAAGGAAACCAACCGCATGACCGCAACTATCCCCGACAACGTAGTGGCCGATTACTTGGCCGACCCATCTAATGGCCTGTCCTTGCTCTCCATTGGTGACCCCCTCATCCATCGTAGTGGCCTGCCCACCAAGGAGTACTACTGCCTGACATACCCAGGTCTCACTAAGCAGGTCCACTTCGTCAATCCCAAGCCGGTCGCCGGTAACAAGGACGCCATTATCACCGCCCAGATGCGCTTCTCGACTGTGCCCAAGAACATCGGTCCCGGCCAGAATGTGGCATTAGGCGTGCTGCGTACCAACAACCCCCTGTGGATCAAAGCCATCGAGGACTCCCGCGCCGCCGAGATGGCCGAGAGTGGGATATGCTCCATCCTGGTTGCTAGCGAGATGGTCGAGGCCACCAAGTCGCACGCCCAGCGGCTGGCCGACCGCATCGTGGACGACACCACCGCGACGTTGAACCCACTCATACGTGAACAAAAATCCCGCCTCAGTGCCCAGGAGGCCGAGCTTAATCGCCTACGTGCCATCGTGGCCAAGCTCCAGGGCGACAGGGCAGTGACCACGCCCAGCGAGGACCTCGACATAGACAAGGACGTTGACCTCGAAGCCATGGCTAGCGGCGACGCCCTAGGGGACGCGACGGCAGAACCCAGTGATGAGGCTACTGCCCGGTTCCTCAAACCCCCCGCCCCCGATGACGATGTAATGCTAGAAGAAGCCCGTAAGGCACGAGGTGGCAAGCGGCGGTAGTACAATAGTCTAGCCCCAGTCAACGCCACGCAGGAGGTAGCCGCCAACTATGCTGTACTCAGCTTATTGGAAGAATCTAGTCAACTACGATGAGATCGCTGTCGGCGGCTACCCACATGATTGGCAGTTTTGGTATAACATCCTGCCCCAGTTCATGACCGACGTGTACAACCGGCATGGCGCTGGTTACTTTAGCAGTACGACCTTCTCGATCCCCATACCGGCCAATGAGAACCGCATCGTCCTGCCGCCCGACGTGCTGACCATTAAGCCGCATGGGGCCTTTATCGCCGGGGCCAACTCCCCCATGGGCACCATGTTCCCAGGCTTCGGCTACGAGGTTACGCCCAGCCACGACATCCCGGCCATTGCCGCCGTAACCGAATGGGGCGATCACGCCGACTACCCCAAGCCTGCGAGTGGGTACCCGTCAACCTATCGCATCGCCGCCGCCACCGCCGCCGAGATCCCAGTGGGTGATGACACGGATGGCGACTACAAGGTGATGGTGTTCAACTGCCCCGCCATAGCCGGTCTGGTCCTGCGTCTCGTCTACGTGCAGCGCCCACCACTGCCAGCGCACCCAAGTGGCGTGTGGACCGATACCAACCTCTCCCTGTACATACCCAACCAGTTAATACCTGTACTCGTACTACTTCATCGCGCCTACATCTACGGGGATCGTGCCAGCGGCAACCAGGATAGTAGGCTGGACGTGTCCATGAAACGATACTACGCGGCATTAGAGGCATTGAATCCAATCATGGCCGCATCCCCCGGTGGGCATCACATGGTGGGATCGAATTAGGAGTTAGTGACTAACCATGGCTGACTCCAAGCCCCCGTCATATATACCGCTCACTGGCGTGGTTACGCAAATGAACCCGTCTGCCCCGCCACCAGCGGCCACCCATTGCCATAACTTCCGGGTCATGCCCAGCGTAGACGGCACCCTATGGCTACGGCTATTTGGTGGTCGCGTTGCCCGTGCAATATACAGTACCGGCCTATGGAAGTACTTTCACGAGTACCGCGACCCCTTCTACGCCGGGTTCCTCAACCAGCTTGGCCAAAACGTCACCGGCAGTGTGGTCAAGTGGGTTCAAATCCACCTGGGCGACTGGTTCATGATGGACGTGCTCACTATCGACCAGACCCATGGCGGTAGTTTCACGCAAACTCGCCCCGCACCCATCTGCAACGTGGACGACGGCATCGTCATATACAACGGGCTAGGTGTACGTGACGGCTCCCTTGGCTCCATGCCGCCATTCACCCTCTACTGCGTGGACAACGGCCAACAGATATATCTAGGTCTCGACTGCTTTGTGCCCATCTGGACCGGGCCACCGTTTACCACACCCACCAGTGGGGCGATCAAGATCGTCAACGAGGTCACCATCTACGTCGGCCTGTTCAATACCCGTACCTACCACTTCTCCAATGTCGTGAAATGCGGCACCATGGCCGCTGGCGAGGACCTGGGCATTACCATTGGTGGACTGCAAAACATCAAGATGCACAACCACGGCCCCTATGAGCAAGGGCTACAGAAGTATGTGTTCTTCGGCACAGTCGATCTGAAGAACGCCCAGGTGGGGTACCTCATGATGGACCCCCTTGACCCCACCATGCCGCTCATGGCCAACATCACCGACACCAGTTACACTATTTCCAATTACATCCTGGACGTATTCAAGGAGGCCCCGGTAGAGAATCATCCACCACGTCCTATGCGATGGGTGGATTTTGTCGAAGGCCGTATCTACGGGGCACTGTTACCAGAGGCCGGGGCATCACCATCGCTACCTGACTTCTCATACGTGCCGCCAACCCATTACCTCCCCGGTATCGTCTGGTCTGCGGCAGCATCTGACGTAAGCGAGACATTCTTCCTGGGGGCACCGGAACATGCGTTCCCCCTGGATAACTTCAAATCAACCCCCAATACCGAGCAACCTATATGGGGCGCACGATCACCCGAGGGTAAATCACTCCATGTCATCACCGAAACGTCCAACTTCATCGTCTTTGAAGACATCGACGAAAGGCACACCTTCACCGAAATTCCCGGCAGGTACGGGATCAAAAACACCGCCACCTACTGTGCACGTACCCCCCACGGGTCGATCTGGGAAACGCAAAATGGGGAAATCGTAGCCCTCGACGAGAACGCAAATATCTCAATCCTGTCCCGCCCGTACCAGGACAAGTTGCGTGGCAAGACCAGCCGTGCCGCCACCCACACGCTCGATCCCAACAACATGATCGACAGGTACGAGTTATTTTTCACTGACGGCACCGAATGGATACACGACTTTGTCACCGGTCAGGGGTATAGTGCGGATGGGGATTTCCATGCGGCCCGTACCCTCATGGACCAGTCCTGCCGCAAGTATCACATCTGCGCGAATAAGGACATATTCACTGGTGCTGGCCAACCGGATGACCCCATGGGCAGGGAACGGGTCAAGGATGACATAGTGGTTGGTGGCGTGGTCACTCCGCAACGCCGCACTGGTGAGCATGAGACGCACTGGATAGACTTTGGCGACCCCAGCAGTATTGGCAATGTCGCCGAGACCCACATACATGGCGATGTACGCAGTGGCAACCTATCCATCCATGCGTGGCGCGACCACGAGGAACCCCTGCCTGCGACCGGCATACCCAACGTCATGACCACTGCCCTGTTTAGTGCGGCCAACTACATGGTGTCGGTCGGCAAAGCTCTACTAGGGTCTGTGTACAACTTGAAACTACGTACCCGCCTTGTGGCAGATGCGACAGAGACATGGTATCCCACCTCGTATGAATACGGGCGGTTGCCACTGGCCAAAATCATGGTGGGTATTGTAGGTAAGATTGGGTTTGTGCTAACCAAAGGAAGGATCAGGTTACAGTAATGGACCAGTTGATAATGCTTATTGTCTACATCATCATGTTCGCCATCGTGGCCTACGGATTGAACTATGTGTGCGTAATGTACAACCTGCCGCAACCCATAAGGTGGATCGTTGGTGGGGTACTGCTGATTGTGCTACTACTGTTTCTATCTCACCAACTTGGTGTCGGTGGCGGTACAGTATTTCGACGGCCCCTGTAGTTAGTCACTAACCGTCATGCCAACCGGTCGTGGGTACACATGGAGCCAACGTGGGCAGGTCGAGCGGCACCTCGCCGAGCTTGATCGCGCCGCACGCCTGTCCCGCGTCACGCCTGCACCCCCACGCGAGGTCACCGCTGAGGGCACCATCATGCGATGGAAACGGCCCCACCCGGATAGCCCCGGGATGTATACGCACTTTAGGATCTACAGCCCGGGGGATGCGGACGACAAGATTGTACGCCAAGTACCTAGTGACCAGACGTTTCTACAGGATGGCTTGTCTGGGGATAGTATATTTGTATCGACCTACAACCACACCACCGAGGCCGAGAGTCCACGGGTGCCATGTACCGGGACATTGAAGTCCATCTTTGAACCAATCCCCCCAGACCCGGCGTCCCTTGTTGAGCGTGCAACCTTCAACATCCCGGGCCTACTGGAAACCAATGACGGTCTCGGCGATGAGGACGGGATATACTATTGGGTCAACACGTGCCCCGATAAGTATCACATCGACATGTACGAGTACATCGCATCAGTGTCACATGCGCCGGTTGGCCAGGATATACGCCTGCAATTCTACCGTAGCCATGACCACGGCCTCACCTGGACTGTACCACTACTTACTGCGCCACTAATTATTCTGCCTAACAAGACCACCAGTGGGTTCAAGGCCACGTTCATTGCCAACCCCATGCCCTTGTTACGCGAGGACCGCCTACGTCTAGGTATAGGTTACGTGGGCACCGATTACCCAGGTGCAAATCTTGTGGTCAACATACGATACACGATGGTCAAGGATGGTTAGTCACTAACATGGCAATGCGTATGCCGATCGGCACCCTCGTCTACCGGGATATAGATATGTCCAACATCATCGTGGGCATTGACAACCTGGGCCAAGCCTTTGTGGACGCTGGGTGGGAACTGGTGGGGATGCTATATGAGAAGCATGACCTCAAGTGGAGGGGTGGGTTGACCGATGGCGCAACATTGACCATAAGCCGTGGTGCGACCTCCACCAAGTACACGTTCCGCAACACCCCCACCCTGCCATGGGAGATTGCACTGGGTCCCACGATCCAGATCCAGATGCAGAACTGCGTCAACTACCTCACCCTCTACGACCCGCTGGTGGATGCGGCCATGGGCAGTATCGACGGCACCGCAACAGATCGCATCACCCTCATTAACCTCACTCCTGGGGTGAACATGAACATCTCCATTGCCACCACCGACTACTGGGGGAACCTGGAGGTATACGGCCCATGGATGGGTGGGGGCTACACGTTCTTTAGTGTCACTGGGCCGGAGCAACCGTTACGCGCAGGCATTGAACTTAGTGCCGACGGCTATGACCTGCGGTGGCGCATGTGCCCCGTGGATTTTAGCTCCTTCAGTGTCTACTTCTTTTGGGATGTCGTGCCTGGGCGGATGCTCAAGATTAGTATTGATGGCCAGCAGTTTTTCACGTGGCTCCTATCCTCCTCCACTGTCCAGGGGTGTTGTGCCCATGCGTGTGTCCCATTCGTATTCGAGGGTATGGAACCGCTATCCATTGCCACCGTTGAACCCAACGCTGATGGCGGGTCCCGCATTACCTTTGCCAACGAGCACGGCATGGGCGACGGCCAGAACATATTTATAGATCAAGCCATATCGGACGGCACCTATGACAGTGGGCTGAATGGCAGTTGGCAAGTCACTATCGTCTCACCCACTGTGCTGGACCTCGACAACAGCGTATTTGATACTCTCTACGCGCAGGGCACGGGCTTTGGCGCAACCTATAAGCGGCATTCACGGCTATTCTATGGCATTGGCAACAACGCCTGGAACCAGAACACGCCATGCTTTCGGCATAACATCGAGTGCTGGAGCGGGGCCGGGCACGGGCAGGTGGTGTGCTGTGATGGGAGCTTCTACAGCTATACGGGGAGTTACGTCTACGGCACGTCGCTGGTCACCCTCATGGTACTTAAGACTGCCAATACCAATACTATGTGTAAGGTTGCCGCAGTCGGCCAGTTGGATGCGGCGATGGTACCTATACTCGCATGGAACTGGCCGACGATTAGTGATCCCAAGCTGATGATGGGGCAGATGCCAAGGTGTCTCGTGGTACAGGACGACATTGATATGGATCAGACGTTTGTCCATGCTGGGCACAATTGGATCAACTACACCAATAACGACAATAGTGGCGCATTGATCATTGCCCTCACCGCTGCCGCCCCACCACCAGCACCGCCAACGCCACCAGCCGTGACAGGCGAAGGAGTTAGTAACTAACTATGTCGATGCGAATGCCCGTGGGCGAACTGGTCTACCGCGATATCGACATGTCTACTGTCCTCATTGCCATACCCGCGTTTAGGCAGGCACTCATTGACGCTGGGTGGACTAACTTCGAGAACCTGTACGAGAGGTTCGACGTTACCATCGACCGGTTCAACGCCAACGAAGGCGCAACCATAACTATAGGTGCTGCTGTCTACACGTTCAAGGCCACCCCCACAGGGGCGAATGACATCGCCATTAATGCCAACTTCTACGTCACCCGCGACAACGCCATTGCCAAGATCAACGCCGTCGATCCACTAGTTGGCGCGACCCGTGGGGATGTGGCAGACACCAGTGACAATGCGTGGTTCCAACTTATCAACCGCACCAGCGGCGTACATGCCGACATCCCCGTCTCCAAGAACACCGCGCGTATCGGCCTCACTCTATGGCGTTACGGGGGCCATCTATTCTACAGTGCGACCAGTGACGTACAACCTCTACGTGCCGCAGTCGAGATAAGCACCGATGGGGTGGACATACGGTGGCGGTGTTTCTCAGTGGACAAGAAGTCGTATAGTCCATACTACTGGTGGGCAGTGATCAATCTACGGCTACTCAAGTTTAGTGCGGATGGCCAGCAGTTTATTACCTGGATGAGCGGGGCCGCTGTCACCGCCGGTTGCCTCGCGCACTTCTGCGTACCGTTTGTGTTCGAGGGCATGGAACCGCTAGTAGTGTCCAGTGTGACGGCCAGCCCAACGAATAACTACAGGGTGACGTTTGCCAGTGACCATGGCATGGGGGATGGGCAGAACCTCTACATAGACCAAGCGACATTTGGGGGGTCGTATATCAACACCTTGAATGGTTCGTGGCAAGTGACCGTCATCTCGCCCACCGTACTCGATCTCAATGCCAGCACCTACGTCGCCGGGTACAATGCCGGGACCGGGCTGGGGGCGACCTATAAACGTCACTCACGCATGTTCTTTGCCATGGGCAACTTTAGAGCAAACTACTGTAGCATTACCTTCCGCCACAACCTGCAAGCCATGCCGGGGTACGGCCAACACATTGACTACACCATGTGCTGCGACTCGTCGTTCTACTACATAATCCTGGACAGCACCGGGGGCCACAACTGGATCTCACTGTTTACGATGAAGTCGCCGTTCAGTAACATCATGTGCAAGGTGGCGGCGGTAGGCCAACTCGACGGGGCCATGGTACCCATTATTGGGTGGAAGTGGCCAACCGACGCAGAACCCATGATGATGATGGCGCAGATACCACGTGCCCTCATTGTGCAGGATGATATCGACATGGACCAGACGTTTGTTCACGCCGGTTTCAACTGGACCAACTATACTAATAATCACGGCGATGGCAGTCTCGTATTCGCCCTAACCATAGCCAACGAGGAGGATGCCAAACGTGGCCTTGTACCAAGGACTGTTCGACCCCCAGTCGCTCGACGTGACTCATCTACAGGCACACCCGGACTTCGAAGGCTCACGTGGCCTGGACATCAACGATAGCGACGGCTCACACCAATTCATACTCATTGACTCGTTCTGCGGTATTGGCAAGATCCAAATCACTGCTATTGCGCTTAACCGTTGCGTATTCAACAGCGACCCCGGCGCACCTATCAAGCTCAAGACCGCCTATACCTATTAGGTACCTATTAGTTACAGTTAGTCACTAACCGCCACCCCACCCGCCAATGGGTGTACAATTATCCAAGGAGTCACCACACCCCATGGCTGCATTCATTCCCCTGATTGCCTCCGCTGTCCCTATGTTGTTTGGCCTGTTCGGCAAGGGCAAGAACAAGGAAACCCAGCAGGCTGAGGCCATGCCCAAAGAGTTCCATGAGGCCATGAAGAAACTCATTGGGGATGCCAACCTCGACGAGGGCATCGCACGGGAACTGTGGGGCCATTACATTGACAAGGTCCAGGAGATGGAGGACAAGGGGTTCGGCTCTCCCGAAGAGATGATGCAGAAGGGGAGTTCTGTCATCCAGGATACCGGGCAGGCCCAGATCGCCCAGGAGGGAACCGCCGACCTCACCCACCGGGTGGATGCTGGACCCAACGCCGAGACCACCCACGGCGACGTGATGTCCTACCTGGACCAGATGGGGATTGGGGCAGGCGCGACGTTTGATGCCGCCGAGGGGTTGATACGTGACTCCAATGGCCGGGTCATAGCCCACATCGACGACATAGAGAAGAAGATCCTGTCCATGACCGGGGCGACGTTCAAGGACGCCACCGACTTACATAACAAGCTCTATGGCGAATTGCGTACCCGCATGGGTGCCGGTTTCAAGGAGCAGCGCGGCCAGCTTGACACGTATAAGACTGATGCCACCGCCGCCCTAGATAGAGCATTCTCACCTGATGCGACCAGTGCCCGTGTAGGTAGAGCCTTCGCCCCAGCGGCGGCGGCAACAGCGTTTCGTGCTCGTCGTGGTGGCCTATCCTCGATGGACCCAACGTATAATGCGATGGCGTCCCGTGTGGAGGCCAGCCGGTCCCGGGCCGTCGATGACGCATTATCACTCGATGCGGAAAAGATGGCCCAGGGGCGGCTAGGGATTGCGGGTACTGTACTCGACACTGGGCTAGGTATATCCCGGGACGAGATGGGCAGGGACATCAATTTGTCCACCGCCGACGAGGCTATTGGGCGGGGGCTGATACTGGACAAGGGCGCAATAGATCGCGAAACTGTAGATACTGCCGGTCAACGCCGTATCAACCAGGAGGGCGTCAACCTTGGGCTGAACCTTGCCAATACCTACCGCTACCAGGATAAGGCCGATCAAATATACCAGGGACGCATTGCCGCAGCTACTGACCGCCTAGCCAATAGCAGGGCTGACTTGGCCATCCGCATTGGTCTCGCTGACCGGCGCAATGCCGACGCCAACGTGGGCAACAACCTGCGTATGGCGCAGTACAACGTGGGCATGGGCTTTGCCACCGCCGACTATGGACGCAAGGACCGTGGTACCACCATGATGGGGCAGGCGTCTAATGATGCATTCAACCGGTCGTACCGCGATATGCAACTCGCCGGTAACTTTGGCCAGGAGGCGTACCGTGGGTATACCGATACTGCCAATAGAGCTAATGCCGCTGGTGGGTCGTTTGCCTCGATGGTAGGCAACCTCGCGGCCACTGGCGGCAAGGCGGCGGCAGATTACTTTGCCAAAAAGCCCACCACCACCTACACCCCGCCCAAGAATCCCAGCGGCGGCTACGGCTACGACGATGACAACAAACCTGTATGATAGTTGAGTTAGTCACTAACTGAGGACCCACATGCCATCAACCTACATCGACCCCCTGCTCTCCGATGAGGAGAAGGCATATAAGTTGCGGCAACTCTACCCGCAGATGTTTGTCAACAGCACTGACCCCAACTATCCAGGGGGTTTTGGTCAGAACATTGATTACGACAACCTCCCCGCCGACGAGGGCACCGACCCCAGTGCGCTGGGCAAGGCAGGTACTGGTGACACTACTACCCCAGTTACCCAGGTGTCGGCAGTAGGGTCACCGGGTACAGGTGCAGGCCCAGCCCCAGGTTCCCCAGAGGCGGCAGCGGAGCTATCCAAGACCATTGGTCCCAACGCCCCCGCTGCCGCGCAGATCCCCAAGGAGTTCATGGACGCCTACGGCGGGTGGGGCGGGGATACGACGAGCAAGGGACCCACCACTACTGCCGACGGCGCGGTCGATCCCATGGGCGGCTGGGGAGGTACCCCCAATGCCACGCCACCCAAGACCCCACCTAAGGCGTCATCCAACTGGGAGCGTGAGCCTACCGACGCAGAGAAGTCCACCGGTACAGTAGTGCCCAACATTGGTGGCCCACTGGGCGTGCCTGACACCACGGCCACCAGTGCCGCCACCACCAGTGCCCCTGCCCCGGGTGCCGCCCCCGCCCCCGCTTACCCCAAGGCGGCTAGCGGCAAGTACACCTCCCCCACCGGGGCACTGGGCACCGGGTTTCGTGGCGAGGACCAGCCACCAGTGGCGGCAACTACTGGGGGTGGCGTCTACTCCCGGCCACATGGCACGTTACCCAACTTCCCGCCACCGGCACCCGCGACCCGCCTGCAACCGGGCATTGACCGCGCCGCCCTGTACCAGCAACTGCGCCCATATCCCGGCATATCAAGGGCTGAGAAGTTGTCCAACATGCTGGCCAGCGCATTTGGTAGTGCTGCGCTACCCGGTACAGGTAATAGTTTCAAGGATGCGGCCCGTGGGTTTGCCATGGGTAGCGCCGACTATCAAAAGATGAGTGATGCCGAGCGTGCCCTGCGTGCCCAGTATGCGACTAGTGTACTTGGTCAAGTCGCTGGTCAGGAGGAAGCCGCACGCAAAGCCGCCGATACCGCTGCCGACATCTACAAAAAGGGCGGCGAGGGCTTTAGGGCGTATAGCTACGGCGGGTACCTTGGGGATCGCGGCCAGCATATGCTTACTCAGCTTGGTCCTGCTGCGTTGATGAACGCCGAGACCGCCAAGACACAGGCGCAGACCGCCGCCACGAAAGCCGCGAACGACCTCACCGTTGTCGGCCCAGGATCAGTTGCGGCCAGGGTCGTCAATGGCAGGGTTGTCCCAGAGATCGCCGTCCCGGCCAACGAGAGCGCCCAGCAGCAGCAGACGCGGCAGGCGGTGTTCCTGGTGAATGCGCGTGAGGAGATACTGGGCCGGAAGTTGACCCCGGATGAGTGGGACGAGACTATGCGGTTTGGACTACGGGGTTATGAGCCAGCGGGGAGTACTGGCCAACTGGCCCAGATACAGGCCATTAGCAAACTCCCCCCTGAGCAGCAGGGACCGGCAATGGCCAAGCTCAAGGCCGACGTCAAGATACTCAATGACATGAACCCGCCCAAGCAGACCATATTGCAGATGCCGCTGGGCGAGACCGTCAAGGGGAAGGGCATCTCCGAGGTTACCCAGAGGCATGTTAAGCGGTTCACGGGCAAGGACGGCGTGGTCGATTACCAGAAGTATATTGCTGCGGTAATGAACGGCGAGTTGGACAAGACCGGGTATACCCAGGTGCGGGATGTGGACTGGCAGAATAGCCTGCTTAAAGACTGGCAGGATCAGAACCAAGCCAGGAAGACGAGTGGACCGCCACCGGTTGTTCCATTGAGGGACAGGACGGGGGCGGGGAATAAGAAGAAGGAACAGGATGCGGCGGCGGCTGACCCGGCGGCAGCGGCAGTGGTGCAGAACATGCTGAAGATGAAGCGGGAACGTGAAGCAAGGGCGAAGGCAGCAAAGGGAGTCATATAATGCCAGCGGAAACCTACGAGAACTTGATCACGCGGCTACGCAAGGCCGACGTCAACGGCGATCTAAAGGACTTCACCGATGCGGAGTTAGTCACTAACGCCAAGCAGATGGACCCACAGTCATTCGGCGAAGTGGTCACTCCCGGCGATGCGGCAATGAAGTCCATCGCTGGCCGTGGTGGACCAGCAGCATTTGCCGTACCCCCAGCCGCCGCCGCCGTCGCGCCCATCCTGGGGCAGGACATTGAACGGGTTGGGCGGGAGGCGTCTGGGTCATGGTTGCCCAGCGGCGTCAACGACCTCATTAGCCGGGCCAGGTACGGCGCAGTGGAGGCCCCTGCCGAGGTGGTACGCGGCGCACTGGGCGGGGTGTTGAAAGGCGGTGCCGAACTGGCCAACCTGGGCAACGCCTTCACCAACAAGGTGGGCGAGTGGACCGGCGGGTATATCCCTGGTACAGGCGCACGTGTGGTTGGCCCTGCCCTAGAGGCTGCTGGTCAGTGGGCGAGTGGCGGGGACCCCAATAATCCTACGTTCGCCACCCAGGCTGGTGAGACGGCTGGCCGGTTACTCCCCGGCGCATTACCAGGACTAGGCGCGGTTGGTGCCGCCCAGAAGGCAGTGGGGGCGACCCGGCTACTCACACGGGCATTGACTAGTGGCGCGGCACAGGGCGCGGTCGAGGGTGTGAAAACGTGGCTCACCCCGGAGGAGGAGAGGGGACAGGAGAAACGTGACGTCTACGGGAATGTAACACAAGCGGGGCAACGGGGCGCATTAGCTGAGACCGCCATGCAGTCCGTGATCGGCACACTTAGTGACGCGGTCGCCGGTAAACTTGTCGATCACCGGATGCTCAATAGTGCGATACAGGCTGGGCTTGGTGCGATTGGCGCGAACCCCGGGCAACGTGTAGAGGGGGCAGGCATACAGTGGCTACTTGCCGCCATCCTGCATAGCAAGCCACCCATGGCCCACCCCGATGCTGGTGCTGGTGCTGGACCCACTGGTGGTGCCGCTGCCGCCACTGCCGCTGGTCTCGCCACACCCGCTGGCCCTGCACCTACTGTCGGCCACGCTGGCGGTGCCCCCGCGCAACCTCATCCTGCGACACTCACTGACACCGTGCCCAAGCCAGCGGCATTCGGTATGCAGGACATCGTCCAACCCAAAGGCCCACAGGGGGTGATGCCGGGGATTGCCACGCCCCGCCCAGTTGCCGACATGGGTGCGGCCCTGGGTACCACTCCCGCCCCCGATGTTACTCCCGGCAAGGTACCGCCACTTGGCCGTCCACTCGGCCCACCCATACCCGAGACTGGCCCAGCCCCAGGTACATGGCCACCGCCAACCGATTACGGCACTGGGGAGAGGCCACCAGTGGTACAGGTACCCGGCGCACCGCCACCGAGTGAGCAGCCATGGCAGCAACAGGCCGCTGGGCCAACACCCGGGACAACCCCGGCACCATTACCTGCCGATATTATGGGTGGGTTCACACAGGCCACCCCCGCACCGGCACGGCAACCCGATTACATGGGTGGCTTCTACCCGGGGCAGGGACGGCCACCAGTTGACCAGGGTGGTGGACCGGGGACGATGGGTGGGGCGTTCTACCAGCCGCCGCCAGCCCCATTACCTGTACCGCCGATTGGTATGCAAGACTTCTACAATCCCCCACCACGTGTCGGTATGCTGGGCAGCCCTGCCGACCGGGGTGCGGTACCCGGCATGGAGGCTGGGCCAGTCACCCCGCACATGCCGGGACCAGGGGGGCGGGAGACGGGGTATGTGCCACCCGGGGTACCGCCAAGTACTGCCCCGGGTGCGCCACTACCGCCTAATCTGCGGGAAGTGCCGCCACCCCCACCACCAGCATTGCCCACGGGGTTGCCGACACCGGATAGTCCGTTTGGCCGAGCCATGCCCCCCAGCCCGTGGCCACCACTAGCTCCCCGCCCAGAGCCTGGGGTACCTATGTCGCAGCGGCCACCGACACCACCACAGTTACCATACGGTGCGGCGTCGCCACTGCCACGCCCAGTGGGTGCGGAGCCACGGCCATTCGGGCCACAGCCTGCGCCCCGTGTCGCGGGTAGGGGTGCAATGGAGCCACCACCCCCAGTGAGGCCAGTGGCACCAGATGTTGATATTGACTCGACCCTGTCGCCCACCCAGCAGCAGGAGATGCGCGACATGATGGCGCAACAGGAGCAACCGGCTGGTGGCGGTGAGCGGTTAGTCACTAACCAGCCCAAGGCGACGACACCAGAAGGGATGATTATTGAAGACATTGACCGGCCCCAGGTTGACGTCGATACCACTGCCGCCAATGCCCCTGTCGGTGGTGCCGAGCGCCGGCGTCGTCTACTGGCCGAGCGCACCAAGGCCAAGTTCGCCGACCCCAACTTTGTGCCGCCTACCAAAACCCCATCCATGATCGTGGGCCGTGGGGGACAGGTAAAAAAAAAAGTAGACGCTAGCGCCGCCGCCGACAGTGATGTAGTCCAATTCGACCATGGCGTTTACACCGACGCCGACGGCAACCCAGTCATAGACCTTGACGTTACCAGGGACCCCAAGACCAAGTCGCTGATGGATGAGTTGCAGGCGCTGCTTGGGCGTCTGCCCCGTACCCCATCACCTCAAGGTGCTAAGTTAAAGCTAGCTCCCGGCCAACGGCCCAGTGACCGGCTGGGTTACCACGACCCCGCCGACCCACTTGGTGTCAACAGGGGTCCGGGTGGGCCACTGCTCAGTCCCGAGGAGACCCTGGATTTTACCAATGACACATTGAAGGATGTGTGGACCCAGTTCAAGAAACGTCCTGGCCACACCAATACCCTGTATGTGAACCAGGATGCGATGCACATGATATCCAGCATCTTTGGCGGGGATATTATAAACAACACAACGCACGGCGTGAACATCAAGCCCAATGGCCGGGAGATGATCCAGGAGCGGCTATGGCACAGGTTCTACAAGATGGACGGCGTGTCCACCGAGGCCCAGGACGGGGTGATGAGGTTGAGCGAAGCTGTGT